TCTGTTCCACCATCTATATCTAATGCAGCTAAACTAACTTTGTTAGCTGTTGATATTGTATCTAATTTAGAATCTGCTATAGCTGCTGATGAATTAATATCTGCGTTTACAATAACTCCAGCTCCTATTGCAGCTGTACCACTTGATATTGTAATATCACCACTAATTTTACCTTCGATGTATGTTTGCACTCTTGACATTGCAGTTTTTCTTTCAGTGCCATTTGCACCATCATCTACAATTAATAAGTCTGCATCAGCTAAGTCTGCTCCAATATCTGTAGCACCATCTATCTCCAGTGCACCAATATCTACTTTACCAGCAGTAGTAATAGTATTTAATTTACTATCTTCTATTGAACCTGCTAACATAGAGTTTTCTACAGCACTAGCTGCAATCGTTACTGCACCATTTGATGCAATACTAACATCTCCAGATACTGCTACTTCTTCATAAGATGTACCATCAGCCACTAATATTTTTGCAGATGTAACATCTGGCATTTTAAATAAAGCACCAACTGTAACATCACTATTAAATGATGCTGCACCTGCAGCACTACCATCAATAGTTAAAAATGTAGTATCAACTCCACCATCAGTTCCTTTTAAAATAATATCTGTATCACTGCCTTGTGCATCAATTGTAATATTACCAGCAGATGTAGCAAGTGTAGCTGCTGCATCACCTGTTGATATATCATCTAGTGCAACTGCAGCACTTGTATATGCATTTATCTGAGATGCATTAACATATTTTGTAGTGCCACCATCATCTATTAAAAATTTATCTGAATCTGCTATAGTTATTGCTGTACCATCTGTAGCACCATCTATCTGTACTGCAGCACCTGAAACTTTATCAGCTGTTGATATAGTAGCTAATTTAGAATCTGCAATTGCAGCACTAGAGTTAATATCAGCATTAACAATAACACCTGAACCTATCGCAGCTGTTCCACTAGAAATAGTTATATCACCACTAATTTTACCTTCAATATATGTTTGAAGTCTAGATGCTGCCATTTTTCTATTAGTTCCACCAGCACCATCATCAACTACTAATAAATCAGCATCAGCTAAATCAGCACCAATATCAGTTCCACCATCAATATCTAAATTAGCAATATCAAAAGCACCTGATTCAGCACCTACATATGTTTTAATTCTTGATGCAGCAGTTTTTCTATTTGTACCACCAGCACCATCATCTATAATTAAAAGGTCAGCATCAACTATAGCTGCACCTATATCAGTTCCACCATCAATATCTAATCCTGCTATACCTATAGTACCAGCTGCAAAACTAGGTGTACCAGATACTGTTAAACCATCTGTAGTAACTGTACCGTCAAAGAATGCATCTTTAAACTCAAGAGAGGAAGTTCCTAAGTCTATATCATTATCTGTTACAGGTACAATAGCACCATCTTGTATTTTAATTTGTTCAACAGCAGAAGAAGATACTTCTACATAAAATTCTAAATGATTATTTGTTGAATCAACTAATATTTTATTATTTGAATCTGCATCTCTAAGTGTACTAATAGGTCCACCCTCACCTGCTGTTCCATCATGTGAGTGTCCTGTTGTTGCATGAAACGCAGCCAATACTTGGTTAAACTCATCATTGGAATGAGCTGCAAGTATAGTATCACCTGTAGTGAAACTAGACTGTCGTGCTGAATAGCCTGCCATTATCTTCTTCCTCCTGGGGTAAATTCTAATTGAAATCCTTTAACTGAAAATGAGTCTGCACTATTTTGATCATCTATTTGTAATGCTACTGCAAATCCAGATCCTTCTACTGTTTGTCTTACTAATGGAACACCTGATGCATCATACAATGAACTGCCGTAAACTGCAGCTCCATATTGTCCAGCACCACCTACACTAGGAAGTGCAATTTTTGTTGGCTGTGGAGTATCTTGATCATCATAATTATATCTAAGAGCTAAGTTTGCATCAATAGATGTGCCTTCACCTTCATAGTTTAAATTAACTCTTTGCATATATTTTCTAATACCAGGATCTCCCATTACCATATCAGGTGATCTATATACTGCTTGAATAGTGCTTGTAGTTGCACCTGTTGCAAAAGTATTTCCTGTTTCCATTTTATAGATGAATCCATCATAACCACCAAACACTTGTGTTTCTACATTACTAATAAAATCTGAATCTGTGCAAGCTGGTTTAATACCAACCATATCTGCATATTCAAAACCAATAGATCCTGTATTAGGATTATTTTTTAATACACCTATAATTCCTTTTGATGATAGTTGTCCTGTTGCTGTTACTGGATAAAATAATCTATATTGAGATTTTGATCTAATAACTACAGAAGATATTCTATCTAATGTAACTTCATCAATTCTAGATTGTATTTGTCTAGAAATAGATCCTAGTTCAACGTCACCAATTCTAGCTGTACCAGCAATAGTTCTTAAACCATCTGGTGCTAAAAATATAACATCACCACCAATCTCTTGAATGCTACCACCATCTCTGCATCCAATATTTCTTGTAACTTCTTGCACTGCAAATGTACTAGATGATGTTCCTGTTAATTTATAAATTCTATCTTCACAAAATATAATTAATTCATTCCTAAATACTTTTAATCCAACAACAGTAGAGTCAACTCTAAATGATCCTGCCCCACTAGCTGATGTAAAATTATCTTCTTCAAATGGTACACTAAATATAACTTCTTGTGAATTACTTGCACCAGCATAAAACATATGGTTTTGAAATGCTTTTACAAACTTAGGATTTGTAGGTGCAGTTCCACCACCTGTTGCATTTACTACATCTACACTAAAACTTGAATCTATTATTTGTGCAGCTGAATGTCCTGTAGCAATAACTAATTTATCTGTACCATTAAAATTAAACTTTTCAAAATCATATGCTCTAGTAGATGTACCTAATCCAGTTGTTAAACTTGTCCAACTACCACTAGTCGTACCTCTATGTATATCTCCACCTCTAGCTACAATTATTTGCCCATTAAATATAATTGAGCAATCTACTACTAGACTTGTAGTGCTAGATCCTTGTGGTACTATTGTTGTATTATATTGTGTTGTTCCACTGACACGTCTATATCCACCTTTAATATCAGGCTCAAAGTTTTGTAGTATAAGAGCTTCTCCAGGTTGCATTGAAAACACATCTTTGTTAAGTGTTAAGCCTCCTGCACAACTCACTACAAATGGTGATATAAGATCCGTTGCTGGCATTTATTAATTTTTCTTTTTATTAATTCTTCCACCAGTTTCTTTCATGTACATGTCGAACATTCTTCTTAGTTCAAACATAGATTCATCTGGAAATACTTCTTTAACATTATCTTCTTCTAGTGCTTTCTTATATTTATTATATTTAGATAAACTAAAAACACCTGGTTCATATTTAGCTTGTAATTTTTCATCAGCTTTTTTATCACCATCCATATTGTCAGTAATTTTCATTCCATTTTTTTTATCTTCTTCTTTTCCTCTAATAGCCATTAACTTACTCTGCCTCCTATATTTGTAGCAATACTTTCTGCAATTGTGTCACTACGCATATAGTCATTTTTAGTAGCGTAGTCTACTTTTAATAATCTTAATTTTCTTTGAAAATCTCTATCTGCTAATTGTGCATGTTGTGGATCTGATCTAAGCATATAAGTGTAATACTTAGCTCTATCTACAATCAATGTACCAAATCTATCTGGTAAACTCATATTGTCACCATGTGCAGATAAATCTGTATGTGTAGTATAATAATCATAGTGTACTGTATACTCACTAGTGTTTGGTCTTGGGCTTACACCAAATGCAGAATGATCAGGTAATATATAAACTCTTATTGGTGCTGAATAATTACCTTTATTATTTGTATCATCAGTTACTTTATAAGTTTGTAAATAATTATCATATGATATATAAACTAACTTTCTAAGTGCTATATCATTTCTAGATATTCTTACATAGTCTACATCTAGTTGTACACCATCTGACTCTACATAAATGTAAGATGTTTGTGCTGTAGCTGTAAATGTAGTATTTAAAATAGCACCTTCTCTAAAATTAGTTACAGCTTGTGTTGTATTTAAATTTTGTGTTCCACCTGCAGATGTACCAACTCTAATAATTAATCCACTTGTTGAACTGTTAGGGCTTAAAACTCTAACTTGTATTTTGTATTCTTTATTAACTGTAGTGCTGATAGCTTGATATGCTGCTGCAT